TCGTTCGCTTCATCCGAATGCGAACGGTAAGTTTTCTATTCATTCTATTAAGGCTCGTAGTAGGCAGGAACCGGCTCCGCCCGGTACTGCTGCTGTTGATTTGCCTTGTGGTCAGTGTATTGGTTGCCGTCTTGAACGATCACGGAAGTGGGCGGTTCGTTGTATGAATGAGGCAAGTTTATATTCTGACAATTGTTTTATTACTTTGACGTATAGGGATGAGTTTTTGCCTGCTAATGGCAGTCTTGATAAAGATGCCTTTCAATTGTTTATGAAGCGACTTCGGAAGAAGTTCGGTTCTGGTCCTCGTTATTTTCAGTGTGGTGAGTATGGAGAGAAGTTTTCTCGTCCTCACTATCATGCTTGTCTTTTTAATTTTGATTTTCCTGATAAGGTTCCCTATAAGGAATTGCCTAATGGTTCGTTTCTTTATACGTCTGCTGTTTTGGCTTCTCTTTGGCCTTTTGGCTTTAGTACTGTTGGAGCGGTTACTTTTGATTCTGCTGCTTATGTTGCTCGCTATTGTTTGAAGAAGGTCACGGGTGATAAGGCTGTGCCGCATTATACTAGGCTTGATGCGGAAACGGGCGAGCTTTATGAGCTTTATCCTGAGTTTGTTCGTATGTCTCGTAGACCTGGTATCGGTTCGAAGTGGTATGAGAAGTTTTCACGTGATGTTTATCCAAGTGATTTTTTGATTTCTAGGGGGTTCAAGATGAAGCCGCCTCGTTATTATGATGGTTTGTACGAGTTTCAGGATAAGTTGAGTATGGAGGCTATTCGAGAAAGGCGTGCTATTAAGGGCTATGATGCCCGTTATGATAACACGCTTGATCGTCTTAAGGTGCGTGAGAAAGTTGCTCACGCTAAGTTGTCTAATCTCAAGAGGAGTTTTGAAAATGCGTCATAAAGTTTTTGCTGTGTATGATTCTAAGGCTGAGGCTTATTTGCAGCCTTTCTTTTCGTTTACTGCTGGACAGGCTACTCGTTCTTTTTCTGATGCTGTCCAGGATTCTGGTCATCAGTTTCATAAGCATGCAGCGGATTATACGCTGTTCGAGATTGGTGTATATCATGATGAAACTGGTAAGTTGATTGCTCATGAGGCACATACCAATCTTGGTTGTGCTGTTGAGTATTTGGGTAAGCCTGATGTTCGTCAGATGAATCTTCCTATTAAGGAGGTGTCCTAATGTCTATGCCTAGTGTTATGAATCATAATTTTTCGCAAGTTCCGAAGGCGGAAATTGCTCGTTCGTCTTTTGACCGTTCACATGGTGTTAAGACGACGTTTGATGCTGGCTTTTTAATTCCGGTTTTTGTTGATGAGGCTCTGCCGGGGGATACGTTTAATTGTCGTATGACTGCTTTTGCGCGTTTGGCGACGCCACTCAAGCCGATCATGGACAATATGTATCTTGATTCTTTTTTCTTCGCTGTGCCGTATCGTCTTGTATGGGATAACTGGGGTAAGTTTAATGGTGAACAGCGTAATCCAGGTGATAGTACTGATTATGTGTTGCCTACCATGACGCCCGCTGCTTATACGGCATTGTCGTTGCATGATTATTTTGGTCTGCCTTTGGGTGTTTCGATGACTCATCATTCTTTGTTTCATCGTGCTTATAATTTGATTTGGAATGAGTGGTTTCGGGATCAGAATTTGCAGACTTCCGTCGTCGTTGATGTTGACGATGGTCCTGATAATTCTGCTGATTATGTTTTGAAGCGTCGTGGCAAGCGTCATGATTATTTTACGTCATGCTTGCCGTGGCCTCAGAAGGGTGATTCCGTTGTAATTCCTCTTGGTACTACTGCTAATGTTTTGCGTACTCCAAATGCTACTAATTGGACGGCGTATAACATGACTACTCAAGTTGGTGCTTCCGTGGGTGATATTACGGTGGCTGCTGGTAGTATGGTTGTTGATGGTGCTACTGGTATTTCGTTTAACCCTAATGGTGGTTTGTATGCAGATTTGACTACTGCAACGGCTGCGACGATTAATTCTTTGCGTCAAGCTTTCCAGATTCAAAAGATGTACGAGCGGGATGCTCGGGGTGGTTCTCGGTATACCGAGATTATTCGTTCTCATTTTGGTGTCGTTTCGCCTGACGCTCGTTTGCAGCGTCCTGAGTATCTAGGTGGTGGTAGTACACCTGTTAATATTCATCCGGTTTACAATACTTTTTCGCCTCTTGGTAGTACTGGTGCGTATGGTACTACGTCTATTTCAGGACATGGTTTTGTTAAGTCGTTTACTGAGCATTGTTTGATTATTGGTATGGTTTCTGTGCGTGCTGATTTGACTTATCAGCAAGGTTTGCACAGGATGTTTTCTCGCTCGACTCGTTTTGATTTTTTCTGGCCCGCTTTGGCTCATCTTGGTGAGCAGGCGGTTCTGAATAAGGAAATTTATGCACAAGGCATTGCGGCTGATAATGATGTATTTGGTTATCAAGAGCGTTATGCGGAGTATCGTTATAAGCCGTCTGTTATTACTGGTGAGTTTCGGAGCGATCATGCGACGAGTCTCGATGTTTGGCATTTGTCTCAGGATTTTTCTGCTTTGCCGGTCTTGAATAGTACGTTTATTGAAGAGAATCCTCCAATTGATCGTATTATTGTTACTCCCGCAGAACCCCATTTCTTGTTTGATTCTTATTTTAAGTTTAATTGTGCTCGGCCTATGCCTGTGTATAGTGTGCCGGGTATGATTGACCATTTTTAGGAGGTCAATATGTCTTGGGCTGCTGCTATTGGTGGTATTGCTGCTGGTATTGGTTCTTATGCTGGCGGTGCACAAGCTCGTGCTGGTTCTGCTAGTAGTATTCGCCAGCAGATGAATTTTGAAGAGCGTATGTCTAATACTGCATGGCAACGTGGTGTTGCTGATATGAAAGCGGCAGGTATTAATCCGATGCTTGCATTTTCGGAGGGTGGTGCTTCCACTCCCTCTGGCGCTTCTATGCAGTATGAGGATATAGTTACGCCGGGTATTAATTCTGCTGTTTCAGCGATGCGTGCTAATGAGGAGCTTAATAATCTTAAGTTGACTTCTCATGAGATACAGTCGCGTGTTAATCAGAATACGGCTACTACTTCAAAGTCTATATCTGAGCGTGCTTTGATTGATGTTCAGAGGGCTCTTGCTGAAACGGAGTTAGCTGGTGCTCGTAATCGTGAGAAGTTTGAGAAGGAACTCGGTGAGGGAGGCGTCTTTGCAAGACGACTTCTAGAGCTTTATCGCATGTTGGCTAAATAGGAGGTATTTATTATGGCTCGTGAGCGTGCTGTTCCTCGTTTTCAGACTGTGATTTCTGGTCTAAGTATGACCAAACAGTCTATGCGTGATGAATGCGATATTAATGTCATCATGCGTGGTTTTGAACGTACTGGTCTTGCTACTCATGTGAATGAGAGGCAAGGAGAGTACGGTGATTTTAGTCGTGGTTTTGATTTTCATGACGCAATGAATCGTGTTCGGGGGGCAACGGAGATGTTTATGACGTTGCCTTCTAAGATTCGTGCTAATTTTCGTCATGATCCTGGTTATTTTCTTGAGTTTGTTTCTGACCCTGCTAATGCGCAAGCAATGGTTGATATGGGTCTCAAGAAGGCTCCGGTGCCGGCGGCTGTATCGCCGGCTCCGGTGCCTAACGCAGCGCCTGTGCCGGTTGTACCGGCTACTTGATTTAACGCTGCGTTTGTGTATGATGTGTGGGCGGGGATTTTCCCGCCCACTTTTTTGGAGGTTTTATGGCTGAGGATAATAGTGTTACCACTGTTAAGATTGACGGTAATGACCGTCTGGTTGTTAAGAATGCTTTGGGTGTTCAGGCGACTGTTTTGCGTCGCCGTTTTAATGGTGAGGTTAACCCCAAGATCAAGGAATTGATTGAGGTTAGTCTTAACGATGTGTTGCGCCTGCAGGCGCGTTTTTAAGGGCCGTCTGGCCCGTCTGTCGCGCTGCATTCAGCGCGTTGAGCCCGGCCTTGAGCCGGGCTTTTTTTTGCCCTGGTGGGCTTTTGAGCGGCGCAGCCGCGGTCGCACAGTTCTCTACTAGATGTAACTGTGCGGACTGACACCACTTGACAAGTGGGTCAGTTTGTTTTATTGTTTTTTATACCTGTCGTGCGCGTGCGTTTCGCGTGTGTACGGGATGGTTTTTTCTACTTTGTTTTTTACTTTGTTTTATTTCAATTACGGAGGTAATTATTATGGCTAAGCGTCACAAGATGGGCAATCGTGGTGCGCGTAAGCTTTTTACTCGCACGGCTAAGGGAGCGCATCCGAAGAATGCGCTGAGTACTGTGCCGATGCGTGGTGGTATTCGTTTGTGAGCGCAGGGAGCGCGAATCGTTATGCCGCTATGCTGCGCCATGGATGGCGCAGCGAGCGGTTGGCGGCTATCGTTTTTTGGATAGTCTATGCCTTTTTATGTTTTCTCCCCTTGTTGTTTTTTAAGGGGTGCGGGGGTTAAGATGATTGATGATGTCTGGCATCAGATTGTTGAATTTCTTTATAGTATTCTGCATTTTCTTTTTGGTTGGCTGTAATGCCTTGTTATTATCCACTTCGTGGATATCGTTCGCTTCATCCGAATGCGAACGGTAAGTTTTCTATTCATTCTATTAAGGCT